CTCCTTAAATCTATAGGCGGAGAGTTTTTGGAATATAATCTCAATGAACACTTCACTCAAAGAGCATTTGAAGCAGAGTTTGGGACCGAAGCAACATATCCGCAGATCTCTATTGGTGCCAAGCATCTTGGTAATATGCACGACACACTTCATTACATGAGCGACAAAGGTATGCTTGTTTAGCTTGACAAACTTTTAGTTATCTTCTATAATGAAAATCTGCATAAATCACAATGGCAAAGAAAAAATACACAAATAAATCTGGAGACACTTTTGAGTGGGAGGAGACTGAAGAGATGCGTAAAGCAATAGAAAAATTGCATCAAGACATTCTTCTGAGAAAAATAAAAGAGCAAGACGACAAACTAAACTATGATACGGGGGGAAAATGAGCATTAAATTGGTAATTTTAAAATCTGGTGAATCTGTAATCACTGATGCAAAAGAACTTATTGTTGAAGATAAAGTATGTGGATATCTTTTTGGTAAACCTCACAAAATAGAATATCGCAAACCAATTCTTCTTTCTGAAGAAAAACAGGTTTCTGATGGAGAGGTTCAAGTAGCATTATCTCCGTGGATTTTATTGACATCTGAGGATCAAATTCCAGTTCCAACTGATTGGTTAGTCACTATGGTTGATCCTATACAATCAATTAAGGAGATGTATGTAGATAGAGTAGGGGAAGAAGATGATTAAGTGTTTAGTTCTTCAAAATGGCCTAATTTTAATTGCAAAAATTGAAGAAATTGATGCAGAAATTGGAGATCCAAATTGTAAAATCTCTGATGTTGCTTTGGTCAATTCTGATGATACAGTAAGTTCCTGGTTGACCTGCACGGAGCAAAAAGATTTGTTGTTTAGATCTGAAGATATTTTAACAATCGTTGAACCAAAAAGTTCTATTATTAAATTATACATGGAAATCTCTGAATGAGAGTCTTAAGCATTGATCTAGATTACATTATGGGTCCGGTTATTGAACTCTATAATGGTCTGATGTTTAATGAAAATCCAACAATAAGATGGGAACAATTTTTTAACAAAACTGATTTTAATGAAAGTCATTTTCGTATTGATCAATCAAATCTATTGTTTTGTTACAATACTTTTTTAAAGGCACTTCGCAATTGCGATAGTGTCTCTTTTGGTTATGAGCACGATTCTATTCTATTCAGTATTGCCGAGCATGAAAATATTGATCTAATTAATATAGATCATCATGATGATGTTTTTGGTGGGGACTACATTAGAGAGATGCCTGAGGAGGACGCATATAAAACAGAGTTTTATGAAATCATGAATCACAATAGAGTTCATGAGGGAAACTGGGGTGCTTGGTTAGGTGGACATAATAAATTAAAATCTTTCACCTGGATTGGAAATAAGAACAGTGTGAATAAGAGTCGTAATAGATTCAATGCAGAAGTTGTTCCTAATTATAGAAATGTAGAGAAGGAAGATTATAAGTTTAATAATTATAATTTTGATCATATCTTTGTGTGCATGTCACCGCAATATATTCCGCCAAATCACTGGCACTACTTTGCCATGTTCATCAGTGCATTTGAGGAATTTGCCGGAAAGGATGCTATAATATACACAGAGAAGTTTGAGACCAACGTTCGTCACCAAAGGATTCATAATGAGATTTTACACCAACGTTCAAATGGTCGGTGACCACTTTCTGGTCCGTGGATATGAGAATGGAAGGCACTTTGCTACGAGGGAAAAGTTTTACCCTACACTTTTTGTACCCTCTAATAAAAAGACAAAGTATAAAACTCTTGAGGGGGACTATGTTGAATCAATAGAACCTGGCACTGTTCGTGATTGTAGAGAGTTTATCAAAAAATATGATGGCGTAGAAAACTTTAAAATCTACGGGAATGAAAGATACATCTATCAATATCTTTCTGAAATGTATCCTGAGGAAGAGATTAAATTTGATACCAGTAAAGTTAAAATTTCTACAATTGATATTGAGGTCAAATCTGAAAATGGATTCCCCGATGTAGAGTCTGCAGCAGAAGAAATTTTGCTTATCACGGTGCAAGATTATACTACTAAGCAAATTCGCACTTGGGGTCAGGGACCGTTTAATAACAAACAAGAGAATGTTATCTACAAAAGTTTCAGAACAGAATATGAGTTACTGAATGACTTTATAAACTGGTGGATGATTGAGACTAATACTCCTGAAGTTGTGACCGGATGGAATAGTGAACTATATGATATGCCATATCTGGTTCGTCGTATTGATCGTATTCTTGGCGAAAAGTTAATGAAACGACTTTCACCTTGGGGGTTGGTGACGGAACGTGAAACTATTATCATGGGTCGCAAACATATTTCTTATGATGTTGGTGGTGTCACTCAACTTGATTATTTAAATCTGTATAAGAAATTCACTTACAAGGCACAAGAATCTTATCGGTTGGATTATATTGCGAGTGTGGAACTTGGGCAGAAAAAACTTGATCACTCCGAGTTTGATACTTTTAAAGATTTTTATACTAAAGGGTGGCAGAAGTTTGTAGAATATAATATCATTGACGTGGAACTTGTTGACCGAATGGAAGACAAGATGAAATTGATTGAACTTGCAATCACCATGGCATACGATGCTAAGGTGAATTATAATGATGTGTTCTATCAAGTTCGCATGTGGGATGCGATCATTTACAATTATCTTAAAAAGAGAAACATTGTAATTCCACCCAAAGAACGTTCAGACAAGGATGCAAAGTATGCGGGTGCGTATGTTAAACAACCGGTTCCGGGAAAGTATGATTGGGTTGTGTCTTTTGACCTTAACTCTCTCTACCCTCACCTTATTATGCAATACAATATCTCTCCAGAGACACTCCGGGAGACCAGGCACCCATCAGTTACAGTTGATAAGATACTTAACGAGGAACTGACTTTTGAACTGTATAAGGACAGTGCAGTGTGTGCTAATGGTGCCATGTATCGTAAAGATGTTCGTGGGTTCCTACCCGAATTGATGGAGAAGATTTACAAGGATCGCACCATCTACAAGAAGAAGATGCTTATTGCAAAACAAGATTATGAAAAAACTCCAACTAAGGTATTGGAAAAAGAGATTGCGAGATGCAACAATATTCAGATGGCTCGTAAGATTCAACTCAACTCTGCATATGGTGCTATCGGTAATCAATATTTCCGTTACTACAAACTGGCCAATGCGGAAGCGATTACGCTTTCTGGTCAAGTCTCTATCCGTTGGATTGAGAATAAGATGAACGGATTTCTAAATAAGATTTTAAAAACCGAAGAAGTCGATTATGTCATTGCATCTGACACTGACTCAATCTATCTTAATATGGGACCTCTTGTTGATAAATTTCTTAGTCATAAGTCTGATGATAAAACAAAAGTTGTTGAGTTACTTGATAAGATCTGTGAAGACAAGTTGGAACCATTCATCGAACGATCTTATAAGGAACTTGCGGATTACGTTGCGGCATATGATCAAAAAATGATTATGAAGCGTGAGAATATTGCAGAACGCGGTATTTGGACTGCGAAGAAACGCTATATTCTCAATGTATGGAACAGTGAAGGGGTTCAGTATTCTGAACCTAAACTGAAGATGATGGGTATTGAGGCAGTTAAATCATCCACTCCTGCACCCTGTAGAACGATGATTAAGGATGGTCTCAAACTCATGATGAACGGAACTGAAGAAGAAGTGATTAACTTTATCGATAAGTGTCGTAATGACTTTAAGGCACTTCCTCCAGAACAAATTGCGTTCCCTCGTTCAGTATCTGATGTCATTAAATACAAATCTCATTCTAGTATCTACACAAAAGGAACCCCAATTCATTGTCGCGGAGCACTTCTATTCAATCATTATGTCAAAGAGAAGAAACTGACAAATAAATACTCTCTTATTACTAACGGCGAAAAAATCAAATTTGTTTATTTGAAGAAACCAAATATCATTCATGAGAATGTCATCTCATTTATTCAAGACTTTCCTCATGAACTTGGTCTTGACAAATACATAGACTATGACCTACAATTTGAAAAGTCATTTGTCGAACCACTCAAAGCAATTCTTGATGCGATTGGATGGAATGTGGAGAAAACTGTAAACCTTGAACTATTTTTTGTATGATGGATTTTTTAAACGAAATTGTAAAAGAGATTGGAGATGACTATACCAAACTGGCAAAAGACATCGACGACACAGAAACTTACGTGGACACAGGTTCGTACATCTTTAACGGACTCGTTTCAGGTAGTATATTTGGTGGCGTATCTGGGAATAAGATTACTGCCATTGCTGGTGAGTCTTCTACTGGCAAGACTTTCTTTTCTCTCGCTGTCGTCAAAAACTTTCTTGATTCTAATCCTGACGGATATTGCCTTTATTTTGACACCGAGGCAGCAGTTAATAAATCTCTTCTCGAAAGCAGAGGAATTGATCTCTCACGTCTGGTCGTGGTTAATGTAGTAACTGTTGAAGAGTTCCGTAGTAAGGCACTCAAGGCAGTGGATATGTACTTAAAAAAATCTGAAGATGAACGCAAACCCTGCATGTTTGTGCTAGACTCTTTAGGAATGCTTTCCACAGAGAAGGAGATCACCGACGCACTTAACGAAAAGCAAGTTCGTGATATGACAAAATCACAACTGATTAAAGGTGCGTTTAGGATGTTGACACTTAAACTGGGGCAGGCTAAAATTCCTATGATCGTCACCAATCATACCTATGATGTTATCGGCTCTTATGTTCCTACTAAAGAGATGGGAGGTGGTAGTGGTCTTAAGTATGCTGCCAGTACCATTATTCATCTCAGCAAGAAGAAAGAAAAGGATGGAACAGAAGTCATCGGAAATCTTATCAAGGCAAAGACTGCTAAGTCACGTTTAAGTAAGGAGAATCAAATTGTTACGGTGCGTCTGTTTTACGATGAGCGTGGTCTTGATCGATATTACGGTCTTCTTGAGTTGGGTGAACTGGGAGGTCTTTGGAAAAATGTTGCAGGTCGCTATGAGATAGATGGTAAGAAAGTTTATGCCAAGGCAATTCTGAAAGACCCTGATACGTATTTTACCGAAGAAGTAATGCAGCAACTTGATGCTGCCGCGAAGAAGATTTTCTCTTATGGAACGAATTGAGACTACAATTCTCAGAAACTTAATATGCAACGAAAATTATTCTCGCAAAGTCATTCCATTTATAGAACCAGCATATTTTGAGCAAAGAGGTGAAAAAGTAATCTTTGAGGAGATTACTCAGTTCATTGTGAAGTACGGTTCTGCCATCACAACAGAAGCACTAAATATTGAGGTTGAAAATCGGACAGATTTAAACGAGAGTGAGATTAAAGAAACCAGAGACATCTGCAATTCGTTTACGGATCTTCCAGTAGATAATGAATGGTTAACGGATGCTACTGAAAAGTGGTGTCGTAACCGTGCAATTTATCTTGCACTGATGGAATCTATTAGCATTGCAGACGGAAATGATGAGAAGAAGAGTAGAGATGCAATTCCTTCCATTCTTTCTGATGCACTGGCAGTTTCTTTTGACAACAACATTGGACACGATTACCTAGAAAATTATCAAGAAAGATATGAGTACTATCACAGGAAGGAGGAGAAGGTTTCGTTTGATCTCGAATACCTTAACAAAATTACGAGCGGGGGCATATCTAATAAGACTCTTACTATCGCGCTTGCTGGTACTGGCGTCGGGAAGTCTTTATTCATGTGCCATGTTGCTAGCTCCGTGTTGCTCCAAGGGAAAAACGTTCTCTACATTACAATGGAGATGGCAGAAGAGAAAATTGCTGAACGAATTGACGCAAACTTATTAGATGTTGCCATTCAGAATATTGTAGATTTGCCTAAGTCAACGTTTGAGAATAAAGTAACTAAGTTGGCAGCAAAAACTCAGGGCACACTTATAATTAAAGAGTATCCAACTGCGAGCGCACACAGTGGACATTTTAAAGCACTTCTTAGTGAGCTTGCACTTAAGAAATCATTTAGACCTGATATTATTTTCATTGATTACCTTAATATATGTGCTTCCTCCCGTTATAAGTCGGGGATGTCTGTTAATTCATATAGCTATATTAAGTCTATTGCAGAGGAGCTTAGAGGGTTGGCTGGCGAAGCCGAGGTCCCTATCGTATCTGCCACCCAGACCACTCGTAGCGGTTATGGTAGCTCTGACGTTGACCTTACTGACACTTCTGAGTCCTTTGGTCTCCCTGCTACTGCTGATCTTATGTTTGCCCTTATTAGCACTGAGGAACTTGAACTGATGGGACAGATAATGGTCAAGCAATTAAAGAACAGATACAATGATACTGTAGTCAATAAGAGATTTGTGATTGGAATTGATCGTGCCAAGATGCGTCTTTATGATTGTGAACAATCAGCACAAGATAATATACTTGACTCCGGACAGGAAGAGGAGTATAATAACGAGGATAGACCCAAGAAATCATTTGAGGGATTTAAGTTTTGAGAGGATACTATTCAGTCTTTGATCCCGATGGTA